ATAGGCAGCCCAGTGGTTGACGAACTTGCGCAGGAACGCCCCGTCTTGACTGTGCACAAAGTGAGCCGCGATCCCTGCTGCTGAGCGGCGTGGATCCATCGGTGCCCCTTCGTTTGTCCTGGCTGCAATCCGTACTGTTCGGTTGGTGAGCACCAACTTGATCTGCTCGAGTGTCGTGACGCTGTGAAACACCTCGACCAGCAGCCCGTCCGGTGTGTACCAGTGCGGGCGGAACTCTTTTTGCATTTGGATGCGTGCCAGCTTGGTAAGCCAACGCTGCAGCTCGAGCACCCCGGGCATCACCTCCTTGCTCACCGCCAGTGCCTCGCTGGCCAGCACCGTGGCGAGCTCCACCACACGTAGGCCTTCCTCAGTGCGGAAGTTCGACAACTCCTCCCGCAGATACAGGGAGATGGTGTCCTTCATCCCTTGAAAGGTGCTGCCGTACACGAGTGGCATAAACACCTGCTTCCACAGCTTCCGGCCAGGCTTGAAATCAATCCACCACTGCAGTACCTGGCGCCTTTTCTCGTCCTCCTCATCACGTACCAGGTTCTTGAGCCGGGCCTCCGTCACCAAGCCGGCGCCTGTGTACAGGTCGGCTGGGTTCTGCCCGATGACGTTGGTGAACTTGGCCAGCTGACGATCGAGCATCAAGCAAGCGGCATGGCCGTAGCCGCTGCTCGTCTGGTCCAACCAGTGGATTGTCCCAGTGGTGTAGCCCGGATCGTCGATGTACTGGGCCCAGTCACGGCACAACTGGATGAACCTCCATGGTTCTTTCTGGTCAGCCCAGAAGGACACGTAGCCCAGGGGGTCTAGCCCGACGTCCCGGATCGTGGTGCTGTGCTCCTGCAGGTAGCGGTTACGCGTCTCGTACAAGGGCGGCAGCCCCATTGCCTCCCCCAGTGACCACGCAAAGCCGCGCTCGTGTCCCTTCATCGGCCCTTGCTGGGCGAACTTGAAGGTGGAGCGGTAGACCTCGCCACCCTGGATGTTCAGCTGGGCGCCACGGCTGTAGACCCTTCCCCGGTGGTCAAGGAAGTGCACAAGGTAAAGATTTGCGAACGCCTTAACGCGCTCATACCCGATCAGCCCGTTCACAAAACGGCTGCGCAGTGGGTCCTTGCGTCGGTCGGCTTTGTACGCCCAGTGCGCCTGCCAATAGGCCTCAGGGCCAAGCCCAGCGAACTTGAACTCCCTGTCGATCGGTCGCTTCATCCGATCACGCTTCGGCAAGTCGCCCACCTCATGCCCTAGCTCCCAGCAGCTGCGCTGCAGATCCACCACGGCGTGATCCAGGCAGTACGGCTGGGCCTGCAGCGTGTTCAGTGCCTGCAGGATCCCCGGCTTGGCCCGTCTGAACTGACGGTGGAACAGGGCTGGATCCACCGTGCTGACGGGACAGCGGATGGTCTCGTAGCCCCCGTCATTGGCCTCTGTGTACGGCCGCGGCGGCGCCACCATCGGCATGTACAGCGGGCGGAACATCACGACGTTCTGCCGCCACTGCCGCAGGAAGTCCCAATAGATCTCTGTCAGGTGGATCGTCTTGCGCCGCTTCTTGCCGGTGCCGCGCACATCCACTTTGACGAGGTGGGTGCATTGCGCCACGCACTCCACAAAGAAGGCGCCCAGGGCGATCCGTTCCACGTTGCTCAGCGGGCGATACAGCGCAGCCTTGGCAAAACCCTTGTCCTTGAGCCGCTTGATCAGCAGCTTCATGTCCATGTCACCGTTGCCGGCCAGCCGTAGGCCCTTCAGGTGCCAGCTGTGCTTCCAGATCGGGTGTGTCAGCCAGAGGGCGTACTCAGCACGCTTGCCCAGCTGGCTGCACACCTGGTTGTAAGACCGCTCCTCGTGCAGGTTGCCAAGCAGATAGAACAGCGACTCGAGGGCCACCTGGACGACGGCCTTCTCGTCGTGCATCAGCTCCCAGATCAGGGCCTGACGACCGGGTTGTGTTTTCGCTCGGTGGTACGTCTCGAGAACTTCTTTCAGGTAAAGGCGGGACAGGTGGTTGCCGAGTGCACCCGCTGCTCCTTGTTCCCATTTACCTGAAAGTACGCGGCCTGCACCTGTGGATTTGCACCACGATTCCAGCTCAGTTTGCTCTGCATAACCCGCGCAATCGAGTTGCTTGCCACCGTTCAACGGTTGATTCGACATTCTCAGGGATCTCAGTGCAGATCCCAGTGGTGGCCCGGTAATTGACTCGTGGCAATCCAGCTCTCGCTTTTGAGTCGAGTCCGTCTACCAATTCCGGCACGCTCCCACTGGGTTTTGGGCGTTTGAGTTGCGCATGGTAGTTGCGCGGCCCGCAACTCAGTCTCACACGCTGGACACCGTTTAACAGTCCACGAGCTCCTCCAGTGCAATAGCTGAGTGATGAACGTACCGCTGCGTGACGGCAAGTGATTTATGGCCACCCCATTGTTGAATAGCGCTGGCGTTCCAGCCCTTGCGAGCCAGATTGGTTAGGCACGTGTGACGCAGCGTGTGGATGCACCATTCATCCCTTAGTGAAGGGCTAAGGCCCAGACGATCACACACTTGATGCACAGCCTCCCCGTAATGATCGAGATAGGTGCGGTATCCAATGGGAAAAACCCGCTCCGGGTGCTGACCCCGCAACTGTTTCATCAGGGCTTGTACTGGCCGCGGCATGGGCAGACGCCGGGGCATACAGCCCTTGGTTTTCACGAAGCTGATCGACTTTTGCTCGAGGTTCACACGATCCCAGAGCAGGCCTGGTTTGTCGTTGCGTTTCAGAGCCTCGCCCACACGACAGCCCATGTGCCACAAGAACAAGGTCACAGCCACCTCGAGGCGCTGCTCCTTCTTCTCCATCACGTCGAGCAGCTCAGCCAGCCACTCCTCCGGCAGCACCAGGTCCCGCGGTTCGGACTCCTTGAGTAGCCGCCGCTCCGGGAACAGTGGCATTTCATGAATCATCCCGAGCCGCTGGGCACGCTTGAGCAGCACGCTCAGGGCTGACAGGTAGCGGTTGATCGAGCCGTTGCTGCAACCCTTGCCGTTTGGCCCCTTGGTGCGCAGCCAGATCACCAAGTCGTCGATCGCACGAGCGTCGATCTCACACGGCAGCGCATGTGCTCCGAAGTGGAGGCGGATCAGTCGCTCGGCTGCTTCGGCCTGGCCTTGGTGCTTGCCGGCCCAGTCAAGGCCAACTGCAACACGGTGCAGATCTCCCAGCGTGCCTTTGGGCGCAGCTTCGAGCCGCTCCCGTTCAGCCTTCTCCTCCTTGCCCCAAATGGCAAGCGTGCCGGCTTCCCACTGCTCAGCTTCATTCCTTGTGTCAAATGTCTTCGATTGTCTTTGGCCCTTGTATTCAGCAAAGGCTTTCCACCTAGTCCCCGTTTGTCTTACTGCCAAGGGTCAATTCCTCCAAGAGTTTGATCAAGTTTTTCCCTTTGGATGTCAATGAGACGAGCATGAAGCGGTCATCCTTTGGATCGGGCTTGGCCTGGATCAAGCCCAGGGCGCCGCCTTTGCCGTCTCGTCTGCCCCTCTCCCCCAAGGTGTCCACCAGGCGGGACACAGCGGCAAGGGTGTAACCGCACTCGATCGCCAGCTCTGACTGGGATCTGTTCGGGCTCTGAGCCACGGTGAGCAGGAACTCAACCTGTGACACCCTTAATTGTGGGTGCACCTGCTTGAGTAACTGCATTGCTTTGACAAGAGATTCAAGGTTTCGCATCTGACAACTGATGTGTCAATGCTCAACCTAGGGCAACGTCAACGCAGCGCACGACCTTTGACACCGTTTAACCGCACCTTTTGAAAGTCGATAATGATGCTCACGTGCATCAGAAAAGTGGCAGTTAGCTGCACTGCAATGTGCCGCTCACCCAGACGATGCCCCATCAGCAGAGGCATCTCAAGGACCCGTTGGTAACTCCGGTAAAGGCCGAAGTGGAAGTCCACCGGCACCCACGTGCCAGGTTGCTCCTCGCCAGACGAAGTTTGTCGGAAATCGAGGCCCAGTAAGTGCTTCAAGGTGCTCAGCAGTAAAGAACTCAGGACAGCCAACACTGATCGCGCCACAGGACAACAGTAGTCCGGTGGCAAGGCCCGCCCAATGGAAGCGGCTCAGGATCATGACAGATGCGCCTCCTCACGCAAAAGGTTATGCAGAAAGTGCATAGTCGCCTCGGCTTTGTAAGCCTGTTTACGACTGAAAGAAGGCTGCAGGCCGCGGCCTACCCACTTCCAGCCATGCGCCACCAGCAGCTCAACAGCAGCCGCCACAGACGGGTTCAGATCGCTCTCCATGGCTCAGTAGCAAGTGGATTGAATGTTGCCCAGCAGATCCCGACGGATCGAGCACCTGGGCGACGCTGAGCCCGGTGCCGGCACCATCTCCCAGGTGTCCGGCTTGAACGGGCTCTTGTACAGCTGAAAGTTGCCCTTCAAGCTGCGGCACTGCCAGTTGCCCATCACGTCTTGGCTGCAGTCGGTGTTGCCGATCTGAGCCACGCAAGGTGCAGCTGATAGCAGCACAAAACAGCAAAGCGCAGCGGTTTTCACTGGTTGTCCTCCCGGTTCAACAGTTCGAGGCCTCTGTCAATCAAATAGCAAGCCAGATTCGATGCGGACCGACCCTGCTCAACAGCAAGCTGTTGGACCCGTTCAAAGGTCATGTAGGAGACGGTGATGGTGAGCCTTTTGGGCTTCCTTGTGGCGTAGGCGTAGCTGGTCATTTCAGGGCATTGCAAGGTGCAATACGGCAGCCAAGAGGGCTGCAGAGAAGCCCCGCAGGGCCTCAGTGCAGCCGTCAGGCGATCGCTTCAATACGGAACAGGCCCGGCTGTGGCTGCCACACCTCGTGATCGTGCAAGCCGCACTGGCTGACAAGTCGCCACACAGGGCCCTCGCCTTCGATTAGCACCGCTCCGTCGTATTCGGGATCGCCCACCAGGGCCTCGTAGGAGCCCTGCGCGTAGCCCAGTCGATCGCTGCAGATGCCGTAGCGAGTGAACAGCTCATCGCTGCGGTAGCCGTAAGCCATGGTGCGATAAAGAGTCTTGGCCATTGGTCTGTAGTTACAAGGTGTGCGGTGTGGTTGATCAGTCCTGGCATGTGAGGCCCCAGCCGGCTGCGATGGCACGGCGAGCACCACGGCACTCAGCCGCCAGTTGAGGCCTGTTGCTGAGGCGGTGGCCGTCATTCCGTTCCGCCAGACAAGCCAAGGCGCCGAGATTGCAGAGCAGGTGCCGAATCGCTGCAGGGTGAGGGTTGAGATCAGCTGCACAGCGCAGCGACTCGGCGGCTTCATCACACCAGCCCATAAAGTCCCGGCCCCTGTAGGTGTCGTTGGCCACCAGGGCCGCGCCGCGCTGAGCTGGTGTCAGCAGTTGGTAGAGAGATTGCATGGCAGAGATTGCAAGGTGTGCGGTGTTGACTGTTGACGTGTGGCAAGGCAAGGCCACTAGGAAGCGGTGCGCTCGTTTGCAAGCTGTTCGAACTGCCAAGCCAGCTCCTGGGCCATCCATTGGCGCTCCTGCGTCATCAGCTGCTGCACAAGCGTGTACACGTCGCTGGTCGGTTCAATCTCGCTGGGTTCGCGGGATGTCCAACGCTCGCCGATCTCAAGCCACGCCAGCAGCTCACTGCGGTACGGATCGGCCTCGCTTTTGATCTCATCAGCGAGATCAGTCGGGCAGGCATCCTCATCGCCGGCCAGCTCAGCCTCCTGCAGCAGGTCCAGCAGGTCCCCAGCGATGCGAGCGATCTCGCCGTAACGCCAGTCGTTCGGCAGCTCGCCATCGTGCAGCTCCCGGATGACGGACTCGAATTCCTCATCCCAGTGCCGGCTGTCACGGTTCGCGGCCCAGTAGGTGCTGCCGTCATCACGGCGACGGATCTCGAGGCAGTGGCAGAACTGCTGCACGAGCTCCTGATAGGTGGTGGTGCGTGTGGTGGTGGTGCTCATCGTTCGGATTGCAAGGTGTGCGGATGTGGCGCTGATCAGGATCCAACCCACCAGTAGGTGGTGCGCGGTGCCCACTTAGGCAGCAGACCGGGCGGCAGCAGTAGGCAGAGGCGGATCAAACCCAGCTGCATGTACAGCTCAGGGCACTTGCACCAGTGCTGCCTGGTGCACAAACGGAGCGACCAGTGCCAGCACTGCGAGGTGCTGAGCTGCAGGCGACGGATCCCAAACCCGTTCAGCCAGCACACATCAAAGAAGCCGGGATAGGAGCGGTTGATCACGGTCATCAGTCCAAATACAAGGTGCATCACAGCCGCATCACGCAGCTGCATCACCATCCTGCATACCCCATTGCCACTTGTCAACTGTCAAGTGCAACGCAACCACAACACACCAGCCGCCACAAGCCCTCGCCGGTGCCTCTCATCCCTTGCCACACCCTCACCACACCCCCACTGCACGCCCCCTGGCACCCATCACACAGGCCGCAGGCCCGTCACCACCACCACACCCCACGCAGCCCTCTCCTGGCTCCCTCAGGCACACCACACAGGCTCCCGTGATCACCTCGCCTCACCGGGCCCGTGAGGGCCCTTCCTTCCTCCCCTTCCCCATCACCTAACTGACACTCACCCCCAGCACTTCCGCATCACCTAACGCAGCACTTGTGCATCACTCACCCACTGCACTTGTGGTGCACTCGTGGGGCACACATGTTGCAGGGCATACGTGATGCAGGGTCGGCTGCAATTTGTATGCAATAGCAGCTGCAATCGTATGTGAAAACTATAGCGCAGCACGGCTGCAGTTGGAGGAGTTGCGGAGGCACTCGATTGCCTATCGAGAGCAACACCAGTCAGGGCCTGCCTAGTTGCGCCTACAGGAGAACGATGTGCAGGGCCTGTGTGAGCGTGCACCCCCCATGGGGGACACGCGGTCACACGTACTTACACACAGCCGCACAGGAATTAGGAACGGGATTGAGGGGGTCTACGCACAAGTGAAACGGGGAGTGAAACACGAGTGAGGCAGGTGTGTTGCTGTGTGTTCTTTAACTGCGGCAGTGGGCTGCATAGGTTTTCACATACGTGCAACATTATGAATAACACGTGATTAACACATGATTAGTCAAGGAATAACATTATGAATGACAG